AAAATCAAAAATTGGAAATGTATATAGATCTAGCTGATGCAGATCATAGTAAAGCACAACTTGCAAAGGTACATGCTTGTATAAGAGAACTTGCAAAAGAGTCCGGATATAGTTTTGATGATATGAAAATATTAATCAAAAGTGCTTCAGGTCTTGATGGTAAATCATTTGCTGATTGCAGTAAGAGTGAATTGATGCTAGCTATTGAAGCTTGTATACAGATAGGTGGAGAGAACTTTAATATTAATCTACACTAGGTGGGACATAACCTTCATCACCTTCTGTAGGAATTTCTCTAGTATTAAATGAATCTTGTTCACCAGCCATTCTTTCAATCTCTGCTAAAAGAATAAGCATGGTTTTAAATGCAGCTTCATGTTCTGTGTGGGGCTCATTTTCATGTTCAGATGACATAACTTTTTTAATAAGACCTTCATACTTTTCTTGATCTGGTTCTTGTTTAAAAATATACAACATTACAGACTTAAGCATTAAATAAAAATTTTTATTTAAAGTAATTGTAATTAGAGCATCATCCTTTATCTCTCTTATTTTAACTGGCATAATAATAATTTTAAACAAAAATAAACAAAAAATGGACTTAGAAGAAATTAAACAAAAAATGTTTACTAAACTTGAACCTAGTGGTTGGGGCAAAGTCCTTAAATGTTTTATATTTAGTAGTGACTTTGATGAGATACTTACTCAGTTATATAAATTAAGTCAAGAGGATAAAAGGTTTACTCCACCGTTAAAACAGGTATTTAGAGCATTTGAAGAATGTCCTTATGATAAACTACAAGTAGTAATTATAGGACAAGACCCATATCCTCAACTTGGTGTGGCTGATGGAATATCATTTAGCTGTAGTAATACAGGTAAAGCACAACCTAGTCTTAGATATATACTTGATGAAGTAAATAGAAGTGTTTATAGAGGTCATCCTGGCAGTTTAGATGTAGATCTTAAAAGATGGTCTAATCAAGGTGTATTAATGCTTAATACAGCTCTTACAGTTGAAGTAGGTAATGTTGGTAGTCACTATGATATTTGGAAGAAATTCACTGCTTATCTACTAGACTGGTTAAATACACATGATACAGGTTTAGTATATCTATACATGGGTAAAAAAGCTGAAGAGTGGTCAGAATTAACTGATGATACCACTAGTACTAAATACTTTGTAAAACATCCTGCTAGTGCTGCTTATAGTGGTGGTAGATGGGATTCAGGAGCTGTGTTTATGAAAATACAATTACAAAAAATAATAACTTGGTAGCATGACAGATATATTTACAAGACTGATTCAGGAGGAACTTACTCCAAATACTTATTATGTTTTGCACTGTATAAGAGAGAAGATTGTACCTCATAAATTTGTCAACAAAGAATTGGAGTGCAAAAGGCTGCAAAACAATCTTTGGCTAACAGAAGACTTGCAATTAACAAGTAAAAGCCTTATCTTTATGGAAGAAATTAATGGTTACTTTAAGAGAGCCAAGAAGAAAACTTCACAAGATTTAATGGGTCAAGGCTTTGTTACAAATATCCAGACATATGTGGAAATATTTCCAAATATTAAACTATCATCTGGTAAGTATGCAAGGGTAAATGCTAAAAATTTAGAAGCTCCCTTTAAATGGTTCTTTGAGAACTATGATTATGATTGGGAAACTATAATTGCAGCTACAGAAAGATATATAGATGAATACAGTATCAGAAGATATGAGTATATGAGGACTGCACAATATTTTATAAGAAAGCAGAACATAGACAAGACTTTTGAATCTGATTTAGCTACATATTGTGAGATATTAAGAACAAATCCTGATGATGAACAGGTTTATTTTAGTGAAAGAGTAGTATGATAAACTTAAAAATGCTGATGGTTGCTGTTGTGGGGAGTTTATTCTGCTTTACTGTTATAAGTTATTTCATTGTTGAGATAAATATATGGCAGTACTTTATAATAGAACTTCTCTTATCAGTGACTCATAGTTTTTATAACTATGTAAAAAACAAACAATTAACTAATATATAACAAATGGCAGAATTATTTAATGGTGCACAAGCACTACAACCAGTAAGTGAAAGAGATGCTTTAAAGAAAGCATTGGAAAAAATTGCAGCACGGAGTAGAGGAGAAATTAAATCTCTCAAAAGTGCTTGGCCCAAATTTAATGATGCATTTTGTGATGGATTAGAATGGAGAACTATCACCGTAGTTGGTGCTAGACCTGGTACAGGTAAAACTTTATTTATGGAACAGCTTATCAGTGATATTATACAATACAATGCTGATCAAGAGTTCCGGATATTAAAGTTTCAAATGGAAATGGTTGATGAGACCAGTGGTATAAGAAAATTAAGTCTGAATACAGGTGCTGATTACAATACATTAATGAGTAAGGGCCAGAAAATTGACAAAGCTTTATTTAATAGATGTTTGCATTATTATGATGTCACAGAAACTGCAGATATTGTAGATGTAGTTTATGATGCATGTACCGTAGATGAAATGTGTGCTACAATCCGTTATCAAATGGAGGAGCACAGAAGAGCTGACGGTACTTTTGTAAACATGTTAGTAGCAATAGATCACTCAGCTTTATTTAAAAATGGTAGAGGACAAAAAGATAAATTTGAAATGTTAGGAGCTTTAGGTGAGGCACTCACTATGATGAAAAAGAAGTATCCAGTAGCTTTTGTAGTCCTCAGCCAGTTGAATAGAAATATAGATGATCCTAAGAGAGCAATTGATGGTGATTATGGTAATTATGTATTAGATTCTGATATATATGGTTCTGATGCTTTATTACAACATGCTGATGTAGTATTGGGTATAAATAAACCTTCTATAAGAAAAATAAGACAGTATGGACCTGATAGATATATAATAGCAGATGAAGACATTTTAGTCTTTCACTTCTTAAAATCTAGAAATGGTACCACAAGGATAAGTTTCTTTAAACTTGATAGAGGTGCAATGAGAATTGTAGAAATACCTACACCAGCTTGTGCAATGAAGAAAGTATCAACACAGTAAATTTTTAAACATGAACATAAGAAAAGAAAAAGAAAAAGAGTTCTTTGTGCAACACATGGAGACCTTTAAAAAGTTGGGTTTAAGTGACCCGTTTTTTGTAATTAAAACAGCTTTCTTTCAGAAAGGTAAATTTGGAAGACACATTCAGTTATTTGAATCTGAAATTAGCAAAGGTGAAGATATCTATATTGAATTTTATGACAATGTAAATGATGCCAATGGTAATCTTGTTGATGTCACTCCTTTTAATGAGGATAGACAGTTGTTTAAGTATAAAGCAAATCCGTTTTATGCTGAAGAATATGATACTAAAGAAGGTACTAATTTTAAAGGAGAGCCATATAGTATTTTTACTGTGCCAACCTCTGAGTTAGTGGCCGTGCTTAAGGATGGTACTGAGATAACATATGCTCTGTATGAAAAGAGAAAAGAAGAACCTAAGAAAGAAGATTCTTTACCTAAGTTACAAAACAGTTTAGCATTGTTTCCAGATTTTGAAGAGCAGTTTCCTAAGAAAGAAAGTAACATGTCACTTGATGAGGTTTACAATACAGAAATTGCTGATATACCAATGTCAGAAATGACTCTAAGAGACTTAGCAGCAATTATGTTAATAAAACCAGTTAGTGCTAAACCATGGTTAAATGAACTGATTAAACAAACAAAAAGTGAAATATGAGTATAGTACTTCCAACAAGTAAAGTAAAGGCTGAAAGACAGAATCCTAAGAGAATGGTTATTTATTCTAAGCCAAAGACTGGTAAGACTACTGCTTATGCAGGTCTTGAGAACAATCTTATTTTGGACTTAGAAAATGGTGCTGATTATGTGGATGCATTAAAAGTAAAAATTGGTAGCTTACAAGAGTTATTGGACACTGGTAAAGCAATCAAAGCTGCTGGTAATCCTTATAAAGTTGTTACTGTAGATACTGTAACTGCATTAGAAGATATGATTATGCCTTTAGCTGTCAAGCTTTACAGAGCCACGCCTAAACCAAATGGGCCTATTAGTAGTAATATTAATAGCAAATCTCTCTAATTGCTGGAAAACCCATTGCATATTAAAATATATTTTATACCTTTGTGGGTAAATATAAATATTATGAATGGACAATCAGCAGCAAAGGCTTATAAACCACAAAAAATGATTAAACCCGGTACTATATTTAATAAAATAAAAGTAATAGATTTTGCTTATTCAGCTAAGTCTAGAGCTTATTATTTTACTGAATGTATAACTTGTGGTGCAGAATCAATTAGGAGAATGGATCATATAAAAACTAACCCTGAATATTGTAATTTTTGTAAAGAAAAAATGACAGCTAAACCTAAAGTTGAATCTGTTATTAATACACTATATTCAGGTTATAGGACTAATGCAAACAGTAGACATATATCTTTTGAACTTACAAAAGAAATATTTACTGAACTAGTTAGTCAGAATTGTTTTTATTGTGGACAAGAACCAATTGAATCACAATTTTCTAAAGGTAGGAATAGAACCAATATTAAATTTATTCATAATGGTGTGGATAGATTAGATAGTAAAGTTGGTTATACTGTAGAAAACTGTGTTCCCTGCTGTAGTATGTGTAATCTTATGAAAAATAAATTTTCACTAGAAGATTTTATTAATAAGGTTAAACAGATCTATGTTTATAAGCAATGTTCAACGACTATGCCGGAAGGCAGTACACTACAAGCTAATGGTAGTGGAAATGGGAGAAGTCCAGAAATGGATTGTGATATAGTCTGATCTATATGGTAACATATAGCAGTTCATTAGAGAACGCGGTAAACTGTTGCGGGTTTATTGGAACAGAAATGATGGGTAAAAACTTTGATGGAGATACTGTAGTTACACTACCAAATGGTGCTGGATATTTATATATCCGTCAGGCATTCTTTCAAGTTTTAGATTTTATTGATACCTTAGCTCCCCATATTATTTTATCAGGTCACATTAAAGACAAAGTGGTTGATGATAAGGGTGAGATGGTTATGTCTGCTAACATAGATTTAACTGGTAAAATCAAATCTTTAATATGTGCTAATGCTGATGCAATTGGTTATATGTTTAGAAAAGGTAACAAAACTATTTTAAGTTTTAAAACTAATGAAGAAACAACTTGTGGTGCTAGACCAGAACATCTCCGTAATGAAGAGATAGTAGTAACAGAGATGCAAGAGAACGGTGAACTAGAGTTTCATTGGGACAGAATTTATGTATAATAACAAATAAAAAATAAACAAAATGGGATTAAGCACAACAGACTTAGGAACAGGTAGTGGAAGTGGGCTACCAAAAACAATTTCTCCAGGGAATCATGTATTAAAGATTAATTATATTGATCTGGAAGACTTTAAATTTATTGATGGTGCAAAACATTTGATATTGCATGTGGAAACAGAACCTATTGAAGATTTTGAAGGTTTTGCTCTTGACAAAGATAATCCTGATAAAGGTCATTATGCTGGTCAGATTGGTAGAGTTAAAGCTTCCCAATATGCATTTGCAGATGGTGAAACTAAGTCAGGAATTAAGATTCAGAGAGATAGATCTATTTTGATCTTCTTACAGAACTTATGTAAAACTTATGAGATCTATGATTGGTTTGTAGAGCAAGATGGTAAACATAATACTGTTGAAGATTTTGTTGAAGCATTCAATAAAACTGCACCTATTAAAGATAAATTTCTTGAATTCTGTATTGCAGGTAAAGAATATGAAGGTAAAACAGGTTATACAAACTATGACATGTGGTTGCCAAAAGGTGAAAACAAAAAATATGCTTATGGAGAAATAGAAGCTGGTAAAGTCATGACATATGATGAAACTAAACATCTTAAGAAACTAGAGACTAAAGAAGTTAAAAGCTTTGGTGAAGATGATGGTTTTGATACACCAAGCAAAAGCTCTTCTGATTTCAGCCTAGACTAAACAGTCATAGGGGGAGTCAGATAGCTACTCCCCCTTTATTTTAAATTAGGCACTATGATTTCTACAAAAAATTTAATAACTGATTTAGCTCAGGTTCCTAGAGAATGGGTTTTTGAGTATTATTTGGACCTTAAAGAAAAACTAACAGGTCAAGATGTAAAAATGTTATCTGCATTCAATGCTAGGGACAAAGTTCCATCCATGTTTGTTTATTTTGATAAAGTCTCTAACTTTTATAAGTTTAAGGATTTTTCTTCTGGTTATCATGGTGATTGTATAGAGTTAGTTCTTAAAATGTTTAATCTACCCAACAGAGGTTCTGCGGCAGATAAAATAATGCAAGACTATCAAAACTATCTAAAGTATAATACAGTTGTAAAATTTGATATAGTACATCATGACAAGTACAAGGTTGTAGATTATGAAATGAGACACTGGAATAACTTTGATCAAACATACTGGACTGGGTTTAAGATTGGTTCTGGAATGCTACAGAGATATAATGTAGTTCCACTAGACTTCTTTACAATGAGCAAACAGGAATTAGATGGTAAGATAACTTCATTTAAGTTTAAGAAGCCATATTTATATGGTTACTTTAGAGATGATGGTAGTTTGTATAAAATCTATATGCCTAAGAATGCTGAGAAGAAGTTTATCAAAGTAGAAAACTATATCCAGGGTACAGATCAACTAAAGTATAACACTAAGTATCTTATAATTACTTCTTCACTCAAAGATCTAATGGCTTTTAATAAACTAGGTATTGGTAATATTGAAGCTATTGCTCCGGACAGTGAGAATACTATGATTGGAGAAAAGGCAATAGGAGAACTAAAGCCACATTATGAAAAGATAGTTGTACTATTTGACAATGATGACCCAGGTATTAAAGCTGCTCAGAGATATAAAGACAAGTATGGTTTCAATACTATACTACTACCTATGGAGAAAGATCTTTCTGACTCAGTTAAAGTACATGGTATAGATAAAGTAAGAGAAGTATTATTTCCACTATTAAAACAAGTATTATGAGCTGGATATATCAAGGCAAATCCTTTGAGGAACATGACATACCTGAAGGAGGTGTGGGGTTTATTTACATTATGCATGCTATTATAGATGGTAAGTCTGTTGCATATATTGGTAAGAAGAACTTCTTTGCTAATATAAAGAGACCTCTAGGTAAAAAAGCTTTAGCAATGTCAACAGACAAAAGACTTAAAAAGTACTGGAGAGAAATAAAACCAGACTTTATGAACTATTACAGTAGTAATAAGATTCTAAAGGAAGCTCACAAAGCAGGAGTAGTTATCAGAAGAGAGATTCTTAAGATATGCAATACTCAGACAGAGCTGACATATCAAGAAGTCAAGCATCAATTTTTATATGATGTGCTTGAGAATGATAAATATTTAAATGGGAACATCCTAGGGAGGTTCTATAAAACAAAGTAATTATGACAGAATTAGAATTAACAAGCCTCTTATTTAAGTTGGCTGATTTGGGTATTACTGGTATTAAAGTACATTATGATGGTGGAGGAGACTCCGGTGCTATAGAACAAATTGCTTATACTAAAGTAAAATGTGATACTCCAGAAGATGTGGATGATGAGGTTGATGTGTGGGACAATGCTATGAGTTTAGCAGCTTTAGATTCAGGATTGTATACATTAGTTGAAGGATTTAGTGAAGATAAACTTCTTAATGATATAGAAGACTGGTGGAATAATGAAGGTGGTTTTGGAGATTTATGTATATGTGTTCCTTCAGGAAAATATATTATTAATAATTCCATAAGAATTACTGAAACTGAAGATTTTTTTCATGATGGTAGTTTACTAGAAAAAGCAGAGGAAGAATGACAGAAAAAAAAAAAGCAAAAGAACTGTATGATTATGCCATACATATACATGGTGTAGATAATGCTAAGGAACAATCAATAAAGTCTGCTAAGGCCATTCTTGCTCTAGCACCTTATAATGATGGTAAAATGAAGAACAGAACTTACTGGGAAAAAGTAGTTGAATTTTTAAATAGAAAGTAATGGCACATCCACTAGAGCATGCAAAATCTGCCGCGAGACGGTGGAAAGGTAAACCAGAAGATTATTTAGCTATTGAAGAATGGTTTGATGCTACTAAAGCATGGATTGGACACAGTATGCATAGAATGTTCAGACACCATAGTGAGGGAATATTTGAGTGTGAAAGAGTATTTGGTCATAGCTTTATAAACTCTGATGGTATTAAAGTATATACAAGATATGTTGCTGAACAACATATTAAAGAAGATTGTAATGGATATATTCCAAGTGCAAAAGAATGGGTTACTATGATTGAAAGTGGTAAACCACAAAAATGGGCTATTAAAACCTTAAAAATAGAAGACTAATGGAAAAGATGATTTTTGACAAAGAAGAGACAAGAAACTTAATGAGCATGTTACAGTCTGAAGACACAGAGAACCATGTAATAGCTTTTAAATCATTAAGTAATGTAGATTTTAACAAGTATGTTGGTGAACTACTTGTACTTTATAAGTTTGCTCACAAAGATGCTAAGGCATGGAAAGATGCTGGTGCTGTTGGTGAGAAACTTCTTAAACTAGTTGACACAGATAAATCACTTACAAGTCCTAGGACTTTGAGTTTAATTACAGCAAATAAAGGTTCTAAAGCTTCTATTGAGTTATTCATGGAAAGCTTTGTAAGGGACATGACCCGGATGCTTGAAAGTATTGGGTACCCAACAGATAAAATAGAAATTGACATTAAACTAAAAGAGTAATGGATAAAGCACAAAGTTTAAGTAAAACTAGTAAAGATTTAATGTTGAAGGAGCCCTATTACGGGTTCTTTCTTATTATGTTAAATAAGCTCTGGGACAAAAGAAGAGTTCCAACAGCTGGTGTAAGTAAGAATGGTATCAATTATCAACTTACTATTAATGATGACTTCTGGGAAGGTCTTACTGAGCTACAGAGACTTGGATTACTTAAACATGAGCTATTGCATATTGCATTTGGACATCTTACTACTTTCTTTAAGTTTAGTGATAAGAGATTAGCCAATGTAGCAATGGACATGGAGATTAATCAGTACATTGAGAGCTCATGGCTTCCCGGTGGTGAGTATACCAAAGCAGAGTTTGATGAAATAAAAGAAGATATCAAACTTGAGTTAGCTGCTGCAAGAGAGAGAGATGCTCCTATTGAAGAATTAAAGGCTATTAGTAATAAACTACCAGCAAGAGGTATTCTAATAGAAGACTATGCTGATATGAATCTTACTAGAAAAGCTGGTTGTAGATATTATTATGACAAGCTTAAAGAAGCACAAGATAAGAAAAATCAAGATGGTACTTGTGGTGATGAGGCAATGGATGGTTTACTAGATGACATAGATAACGGTCAGATTCCTGATCATAGCACCTGGGAAGACTTTGAAGACCTTACTGAAGCTGAGCAAAAGCTAATTGAGAAACAATTACAGAAAGTTCTTAGTGATGCTAAAGAACAGACTGAGAAAAAGCGTGGTACTATACCAGGTGAGATAGAAGGTCTTATAATTGTTGAAGAGATAAAACCAGCTAAGTTTGACTGGAGAGGTTATATCCGGAGATTTACTGGTATTAGTACACATGTATTTACTAAGAAAATCAGAAGGAAAGAAAACAGAAGATTTGATGCTAATCCTGGTCTCAAGATTAAGATGAAGCAGCATATGTTGTTGGCTATTGATACTTCTGGTTCTGTAAGTGATTCTGAGTTAATTGAGTTTATGGGAGAGATACACCATATCTATAAGGCAGGTGTAGAGATTACAATAATCCAATGTGATACTCAAATTAAATCTATTGAGTCCTACAAGGGTAAGAACCAAATAGAAGTAAAAGGTAGGGGAGGCACTGAGTTTGACCCTGTCCTAGAATATTATAATGCAAACACTAAGAAATATACAAGCCTGGTGTATTTTACTGACGGTGAATGTAATGCAGATGTAAAACCAAGAGGGAATGTCCTATGGGTTTTGTCAGAGAGATCCTATATGAATAATAGTTTGCCCGGAAAGGTGATAAAACTAGAGTTATAAAAATTAAAAAACAAAACAAATGAGTCAAGTTCAATTAAATGTAGATGAGTTAAAAAGCTTTATTAAGCACATGGTTAGTAATAATCAAATAATCCAAAAGGATGGTAAAGTTCCTGTGGCAATTAATATAGAGGGTGATGCTGGTTTGGGTAAAACCTCAGCTATCATGCAGTTGGGTAAAGAGTTAAATATGCAAGTTGTAAAGCTTAATTTATCTCAGTTAGAAGAATTAGGTGACTTAGTAGGTTTTCCTGTAAAAGAATTTGAAATACAAAATGCTGAGGGTCAGACAAGATGGATTAATGAGTCTCAGATATCTGCAGCTAGTGCAAAAGGATATAAAGTTATAGCAAAGAGAATGTCACATGCTGCTCCTGAATGGATTCAGGGTAAAGGAGAAGGTGGTTTCTTAATCTTAGATGATTACACCAGAGCTGACCATAGATTCATGCAAGCAACCATGGAAATCTTAGACAGACAAGAATATGTATCATGGAAGTTACCTAAGAACTGGCATGTCTTGCTTACTACTAATCCAGACAATGGAGATTATAATGTAACAAGTCTAGATATAGCTCAGAAGACTAGATTTATTTCTGTTGAGCTAAAATATGATTCTAATGTATGGGCTAAGTGGGCAGAGACAGCAAACATAGATGGTAGATGTATTAACTTCATGTTGATGCACCCAGAACTAGTTAACCAAAGCGTTAATCCAAGATCTGTTACTACATTCTTTAATGGTATTAGTTCTATTCCTAAGTTTGAGGATAACTTACCATTAATTCAAATGATTGGTGAGGGCTCAGTAGGTGTAGACTTTAGTTCTATGTTCACTATGTTTATTAATAATAAGCTAGATAAGATCATCAGTCCTGAGGATGCATTGACAAAAGATGAAGCATATGTAATGGGAGCTTTAACAGCTGCTGTTGGTAAAGATGATGACTTTAGAGCAGATATTTCTAGTGTAATAGCAACCAGGTTGATAAACTATTCACTAGTATATTCTGAGACTAATTCTATCTCTCCAAGCATGGTGCAGAGATTAGTCAAACTTACTACTGACTGTGATGCATTTACAGATGACCTTAGATATTATATGATTAAGGAGATTGTAAATGGAAATAAGGTGAAATTTTCTCCGCTCATGATGAATCAGAACGTGGTGAAGATGGCTGTAAAATAAGCCAACATAGAACAGTTCCCCACAAAAGGAAGCTTTTACAAAATTAATTCAAACTTAAGGGGAGGTAATTCTCCCCTTTATAAACTTTTATTATGGATTTATATTTAGTTATAAATATTGATGTCAGCAATGATGAATTTAGTATATACATAGACACTAAGGTGGCTAGTAAAATTGAGCCCAAGTTTACATTTAAAACTGGTGCATATACTCCTGCAAAAGGAGATAAATATTATTTCTTACCTGGAGTTAACATACCAAGGATAAAACTAAAAGATGTTGCTCTTAAACATGGAGTAAGAAATGTAAGAAGTGTTGATGATGCTACACATATATTTGGTAGTAATTCAACACTTGCTAAGATGACAAACAGAAGATATGAGAACTTTGTTAAGACTGCACACTTTCTTGAGTTTATAGAGATTGTCAAGGATAACATAGATGATTATTATCTAGAAAAAGTTAATCAGGCTTTTGAATTTTATACATTAGAGGAAGTTATTCTTGTAAGAACTATTAGTGGTATAGCTAGTTATAGTATAGAAGATGCTGCTTTAAAGGATAAGGTTAAAGAATCTAATGCTTGTGAGTATGATAATACTTATTGTTACTCTGCAGATTCTGAATATGAAGATCTTTTCAAGACTATAGTAACAAAAGAACTATGGAGTGAAGACTCTTTATTAGTCCATGTAAATGGTGAAGATGCAGTAACTATAGATGCTGATATGTATGAGCAACTGGCTGATATGTTTAGGAGCTCAGACTCTGATAATCATATTTTGGCTATGGAAATTATGGCAAACTCAAACTATAAAGACAGTTTACTATATCTGGAGATATTATTTAAAGAGTTTGAGGGTCAGATGTATAATTCTAATACTAGAAAGCATGTGAACTTCAAGAGTTTACTTGGTTATCTTGGTAAAGAAAACAGTATGAGTACCAACATGAATGATATCATGCAAAGCTTAACTAATAAAGGTGTGCTTACTGTAGATATGCTTAATATTCTAATGTCTAGATATTATACTGAGATAGAAAGAAAGGGTAATAATAAATACTTCAGAGTAAAAACTATTACTGTTAGTGAAGACACTCTAGCTTTATTAAATACTAACTATACTTACAGTGTGACAGAAGATTATCAACCGGAACCTGTTGATATCCCAGAAGAGGAAGTAGAGACTTTCCCTGAAATCCACGGAGACCTTGATGATTTAAGAGAAAACCTGGATAACTCTGTTAGGGTTGCGGGGGTGGCTCCAGGGGTTGCGGTTGAGGAAGAAGACCTTGATCTCACTGATGAAGACATAGAAGATGCATTTACTAATATTGTTAGAAATGAGCTCAAGTCAGAGTTAATAGCCCTAGAAGAGGAAAAAGAATTTCCGGAAGATGAGTCTGTCTTTACTGAAGCAGAAGATTATGCTTTGGGAGAAATGATAAGCAAACTTGCTGAAGAAGAACCAACTAACAATCAAAAAGAACAAGATGGCACTGATGACTTTGAATGGTTCTGATGAACTAGAGAGATTTTACAAGAACAAATTTTATTTTAGCTATAGCAGCATAAATAAGTTGTTATTCTCACCAAGAATGTTTTACTCACATTATGTGCTCAACCAAAGAGAAGATAGTACAGACGCGCACCTAGTAGTAGGGCGTGTTCTGCACTGTTTATTGCTAGAGCCAGATAACTTTGACAAGCAGTTCATAGTTATGAATAGTAAAACTCCTGTTGGGAATAATAAATTAATTGTAGATAATATTTTTAAATATTACTTGACAATTGGAAATGATTCATTAACTTTGGAGGACTTCTCACCAGAGATACTCACACATCTACTCAGCATAAACTTACACCAAACACTTAAAACAGATCAGCAAAGATTGGATAAAATTCTTGTTGATGAGAATAAGTTTTATTTTGAGTTCCTAAAAGAGAGCTTAGATAAAACAGTTATAGACCAAGATACCTTAAGCGGCTGTAAGGCAAGTCTTGAAGTTCTAAAACTAAACTCATCTGTAAGAGCTTTATTACAACTTGACAAAACTGATGAAGATGACCATGTTGAGGTCTACAATGAGTTGCAACTACAAGTAGATATACCAGGTCTCCCATTTGGCTTCAAAGGTTTTATTGACAATCTAGTTATTGATCATGACTCAAAAAACATCTTTATTAATGACTTAAAGACTCTTGGTAAGTCCATACAAGACTTTCCTGATTCTGTAGAGTATTATAGATACTGGATACAAGCAGTGGTCTATATGCATATGGTTAAAGAAAAGTACAATTTGGAGGGTTATGAGTATCACATTACTTTTATAGTAATAGATAAGTATAACCAAGTTTATCCTTACCAAGTTTCTTCAGAAACACTAGTTCAATGGGGTGAAAAGTTTAGTGAAGTAGTGACCAAAGTAAAATGGCACTATGAGAACAAGCAGTATGAGCTTCCATATGAACTAGCTTTAGGTAATGTAAAACTGTAGTAAAATGGTAATTAACGCGCTTTATAAGAAGTACTTTCAGAAGTCCAAGATATTTTTATATCCGCTCTTGGACATTAAAAGGGGGACTAGTGTTGTTCCTGAAGAAACCTATTTAGGTTGGGACACACATGTAACTCCCGAGGATATGAAATTAGTATGTGTTTATCACACCAGAACTGATGCTGAGTACATTAATTTTGAGAAGAATGTTTTACTTAAACATACAAGACTCTCAGATTATACTGTAGCTGGTGATAAAAGTATATTCACATTTGATTTTTCTGATTTGGAGAAGGACTGGTTCCATATAGCATATGGTAGATACAGTAAAGTGAGTAATGATATAAAGCGTAAAATTTTAGGCTTCTTTGATCCTAAGACAGGTAATTATGTTTATGTTACTAGTTATCTTTATCCTGATAAACATTTTAAAACTTATGCTGACTTGCTTGGTGTTAGTGAAGAAATGATAAGATCAGTAGGAGAACTATGTGATAAGCCTGATCTGGACAGAGAAAATTTAGTATTAGAACCCGCAAATTTGGAAAACATAGAAAAAACAGTAAATTTGTAAAAAATTAAACCCAACAAAAATGAGTGAAAACACAATGATGCTTGTTCAAGCCACATGGAATGAAAAGCAAACTTTTAGAATGATTCCAATTTCCGAATCTTGCCCTTATGTAGAATGCATTATGGATCCTGACACAAAGGTATTTGTAGTTATTTCTAAAATTAGAAAAACTTCATTACACATGCTCCCTAAGTTAGATGAGTATGGTCAGCCTTCTATGGGTACTAAAGGCCGTAAAGAAGAAAGACACAAGATTGAGGTGTTCCAAGAATTCTATGTAGAAGACAAAGAAGCAGTTGATGAATTGATTAAGCTTTTTGCAGTGAATGCTAAGAAGTTTGATTATAAGAAGTTTATGGCTGAGCAAGCTTAAACAAATTCCAATTAGTTTAAAAGAGGGTGTGTACCAAGCATCCTCTTTTTTTATTTACTTAAACGGGGGAACAGCTTAACTGAACACAAATATTATGGGAAGTGTACCATGGGGTCAATGCAGATATTGCAAAGAAGAAGGCCCAATAACAATTACTTACATTGATTTTCCAATTAACTGTCAATGTTGTGGTCCTACACATCATGAAAGAATTGAGCATTGTAATAAATGTGAAGCAGTAATGCCAAAAGAAACAATAGTTCATATTGTTACTAAAAAATTACTAGATCCTATTCATGAAAATTTATTTACAAAACTACCATGAAAACACATTGGGTAATGGACTGGGAAACACTCTCCAATTGCTTTTTGGGTGTGTTTGAGGATATTAAAACAGAGCATCAAGAAGTATTTGTTTGCCATGAATCACAAAATGATATACTAAAACTTGTCACCTTTTTAGAAAGAAATGTGACACTTGGTGAATGGCATGTGAGCTTTAATGGTTTAGCATTTGACAGTCAGATAACTGAGCACATTCTCCGGAATAAAGACCAGTTACTAGAACAGGATGGTGATACTATTGCAAAATGGATTTATCAGAAAGCACAAGAAACTATCCAGAGAAGTAATGCCGGTGAGTTTGCTGAATTTAGTCCTAAGAATTTAAGTATTAGACAGATTGATGTATTTAAGCTTAACCATTGGGATAATCCAGCTAAGAGAAGTTCATTAAAGTGGATTGAGTATAGTATGGACTGGAAGAACATAATGGATATGCCTATTCATCATGAGAGTAATATTACTGCTCAACAGATTCCAAGTATTATTAAATATTGTATTAATGATGTTAGGGCTACTAAAGCTATAATGCACCTAAGTAAAAGTCAAATTGAACTTAGGAGAGCTTTAACTGAAGAGTATAATATTGATTTGTTCTCAGCCTCAGAACCAAGGATATCTAAAGAGTTATTCTTGCATTTCTTGAGTGAAGAGACTGGAATTAAGAAATATGATTTAAGACAGATGAGAACTAACAGAAGTATGATAATTGTAAAAGATATTATACTACCTTATATAGAGTTCAAAACTGCAACATTCCAGCACTTACTTAAGAAATTCCAGGAAGTAATATTGTATCCAAATCAAACTAAAGGCGGATTTAAGTATTCTGTACAGTATAAGGGCGTGAAAACAGACTATGGTCTTGGTGGTATTCATGGTGCTAGAATTGGTAGGGTATATAACTCTAATGATGACATGGTCATTATGACTTCAGATGTTATCAGTTATTATCCTAATCTAGCTATTAGAAATGGATGGGCTCCCGCACACTTACCACAGAGAGAGTTTTGCAATCTATATGAGTGGTTCTTTGAAGAGAGAAAGAAGATACCTAAGAAGGATCCTAAGAACTATGTATATAAGATTATCTTAAACTCTACTTATGGTCTTAGCAATGATGAGAATAGCTTTCTATATGATCCAGAGTTTACTATGAGGATTACTATTAATGGTCAGCTAAGTCTTAGTATGTTGTATGAGATGATTTGTGAAGAGATTCCCGGTGCTATTCCACTAATGCAAAATACAGATGGTCTTGAGACTATTATCCCTAGGGAGTATGTAGACAAGTATATGGAGATATGTGCCCGTTGGGAGGAACTTACTGATCTACAGTTAGAACATGATACCTATTCTAAAATAGTATTAGGTGATGTGAACAATTATATTGCTATCACAGAAGATGGTAAGTCTAAGTGTAAAGGTAGATTTGAGTATAAGGACCTAGCACTACATAAAAACAAGAGTTTCCTTATTATTCCTAAAGCATTACATGCCTACTTTGTAGAGGGTATAGACCCTGAGAAGTATTTATCTGAGAACCAAAACATATTTGATTATTGTGGTGGTGTAAAGATTAAGGGAGACTGGAAGTATGTTGAGAAGCATATTAAGAATGGGCAGTATGTAGAGAAAGAACTGCAGAAGACTATAAGATATTATGTATGTAATAGTGGTTCCAAGATTGTCAAAATAAATAAGTCTGATGGTAGAGAAATACAGACTGAAGCCGGTAAATGGTTGCAGCAAGTATATATCAATCATATAGATGATATGCCTTTTGATGAGTATGAGATTAATACCAAGTATTATCTAGAGAATATTAGAAAAGAAATAGAAGGTTTAGAACCTAACAGAGATCAATTAAGTTTATTTTAACATGCCAAAGAAAATACAAGAGTATGGAAAGGCGCACATTATCAGTGTGCCTCTTCCAGCTCATGGAGATACTTATACAGTTATCTCCCATGAGTCAGTTATTGATATGTCAATCACAGCACTAGTTAATGCTGGATTTACAATTGTAAAAGAAGAATACAGAGCTACTGCAGATGGTCAGATTGCTCAAGGTATTTATAAATTAAATTTTAATTCAGACCCTGAATTATCCATGATGTTTGCTTGGACAAACAGTTATAACAAACAAGTAAGATTTAAATGTGGTGTTGGTGCATATGTAAATAAAACTGGAACTGTAATGGTTTGCGGTGATATGGGAAGCTGGGCTAGAAAGCACACTGGAACTGCAGACACGGAGACACAAGAAACAATTGATGAACAAGTAGCTAATGCTCACATGTATTATAATCAGTTGTGTTCTGATAAAGCTAGTATGGAGTTAATTACTATGAATAAGAGAAAACAATCTCAGATGCTTGGGATCTTATTTGCAGAGTATCAGATTCTAACTACAGAACAAGCCAGTATGATCAGAGACCAGATGAAAAGACCAGTGCATGTATTCTCTAATACAGATAGCTTATGGGCTTTTTATAATTATGTTACTACAGCATTGCAGCATTCACATCCAAAAACTTGGATGGAAGATCAGAGGATACTACATATGTTTATTTCTGAAGTAAATAAGTTTGCTCCTACTCCTGTAATAAGTGCACCACCTCAAGATTTAAGTACACCAGTTGATCCTTTATATGTTGACCCAAGACAGACTAATATTCTAGACCAGATTGCTGAAGTTGAAGAAATTCAAATTCATGTTGAATCTGATGAAGAGTATGCTCAAAGAGTAGCAGAGATTGAAGGTGAACCTGAAGAAGTGCAACTACCTGATAATCAAGTGGTGCAAGAAGAGGTTGAAATAGATACTGTTTTGCACCAGTTAAATGGAAATAATCCAGATGTTAAAGATCCTAGTGAAGCTGAGGAAGTTCCATTAGAATTAGATGAGGTTGTACAGTATACTGACCCAGCAGGTAATACTTTTGAAGCTCCAGTAGTAATAGATGATTTTGCTGAGGAAGATAATTTTGATTTAGATTTTACTGATACTGAAGAAGAACCTGGAGATGTTCCAGACTTTTTCTAGGACCCTGTTTTCTAGACAGGTTAATAAACAATCAGGAAAGAGGATGCAGAAATGTGTCCTCTTTTTTTTTAAATTTGCAATATGGAAAAACAATTAAAAGCAGTGGAAGAATTCCACACAGCATTTGGTCAAGCAAATGGTCAATGGCCATCATTAATATCTAATGCAGATTATAATCTAAGACATAGTCTTATGAAAGAAGAGAATGATGAGTACTTAGAAGCTTGTTATGAAAAAGATCTTGTAGAAATAGCTGATGCTCTTGGAGACCAGTTGTATATTCTATGTGGTACTATTCTTAAGCATGGTATGCAACATATCATAGAAGATGTATTTAATGAAATACAAGCAAGTAACATGAGTAAACTTAATGCAGATGGTAAGCCTATCATTAGACATGATGGTAAGATACTTAAAGGAGAAAATTACTTTGCACCAAATTTAGAACAGTTCTTTAAACTTAAAAAAGATGCACCCAGTAACATTTAGAAAAAAGATGATTGAAGCTTACTTAGCAGGAGCTGAATCTATGAACAGTGGAGACTTAGATGTGCCCACAAAAAAAGAAGCCAAAGATTGGTATGACAATGAGTATGGCCCTGAGGAGTCAGAGGAATGTGATTGTTGTGAAGATGAGTTCCACTCTTAAATGTTTTAAATGTGGTATAGACAAACCACTAGAAAAGTATAAAGATAACAATAGAAAGTACCAGATTAAAGATAATCAGGGTAAGTGCATTGTATGCAAGCTATGTTCTCTACAAGATGCTCTGAATACACTTTCAGTAGTTAGATATGATTATGAAGAGAATAAGTTTATAGTAACTGCTTTCCAGAATAAGTGTGAAGTAGTAGAATTTTTTGATAAAGAAGGAGGTGAGTTTTGAAATGGTATATAATTAAAAATCAACATTGGAAAAGTTCATTTGAGGTACAAATAATAAAGAGAGGTTGGGGAAATGGTTATGTAGCTATTCCTCCTTCTCATTGTTTACATGGTGTAGATTATTCAGAATGTGATAATGTAGAATTTCCCCCTATAGTACATGGTGGACTTACTTATGCTAGACCTGGAGATGATCTAAATGCACCAAAAGATTGGTGGGTGTTTGGATTTGATACCAGTCACTTTGGAGATAACATTGACAATTGGCCAAAAGAAGCTGTAGAAGCTGAAACTATGAGTTTGTTTTGGCAATTAGTAGAACTAGAATGGGGAGGACTGTAATGGTCTTCCCCTTTTTTTTACCCTAAACCCTCTTAATTATTACGTTCATAGGTTTCAAATTTCTTGATTGCCCACAATGCATCATAATTTTTACCTTTAACACCATACATACTTCCTATGTGATTCCATAATTTGTAGTCACCAACTTCTTGCCATTTGTATGGTCCTATATCTTGATTACCACCAATTAGAGCATCTTTGTTACCTGTTGCCATATAGTAAAGATCCCACATTATTTTTATATATAAATCAATGGTGTTTGCTGAAGCTATAGTAGTTGTATTAAAGTAATTTACAATATCTCCAAATCCAAGGAAAGGTACAAAAGCCTCATTTTCAGATTTTGTTGACATTAAAAGATATAATAAGTGATTACCAAAGTAGCCACCCCAAGTTTTATTTCTTTGTTTAATGTTATCAAATCTTTTTTCTTCTTCTGGATCATAATCAAACATCCATGAACCTAAAAGCATTCCAAGTATAAATAATAAAAGACCCTCTGCTAAAAGTTTCTTCATAGCTGCTTTTTCTTGTTTGGTCATAAGAGGCCAGTCTTTACCAAGTGATCTCAACAACTTTATTGTATTTTGAAGAACTGTAATATGAACTCCTTTTTCCAATGTCATTGTATCCCAGTTATAAACATAACCACCTCTATTACCTTTAGTAGTATCAAATTGATATTTCTCAAGGAACATCCCTGTACCAAATCTTTTAAAGAAAGTAAAGGCTCTATAGACTAGCATTTTTTCAGCTTGTGGAGTATCAAATTTATCCATTGATCCCGTTACTTTTTTACCAACACCTTGAGTAAGAAACTTCATTCTTTTAAATTCAGATGCATTCCCAACTTGAATCTCCATTCCAGGTTTTAATTCTGAGTTAGATTCAATTCCTGTTCTACCTTTAAGAGCTTCTTCAGATATACCATATTTCTGTGCTATACTAGCTAAGGTTTCTCCAGCAGTGAAAATATGTGTTACATCATTAAAATCATAGTTAGGGTCAATACCTTCTTTTAATGTTAATTTGCCTTGATCATCTGTTGTCCAAGCATCCGCATATGTTATAGGTACTTTAGATCCATCAGGTTGTACTTGATCAACATATTTATTATACATAATACCCCAAAATAACTCCATAGTAGCTTCAAGCTCAGCAGTTTTTCTAAAGTCATATGCATATGTCATATCACTAAGATCTTTTGCTATTGATCTTGATGATGATCTTCCAAATTCTTGTTCTGTTCTTAAGGCTGGGTCAAATCTTTCTATCAACTGAACATCTTGAGTTTTCATACCTCTTTCATAGATGTCTTTAAACACCCAATACATTGCAGTTTCTTTAGCTTTTAATTTTCCTTTTGCCAATGATGTTGGTGTAACATACCGGCCTCCTGCTGCAAACACTGCATTTTGATATAACATACCCCATCTATTTTTAATAGCTGATTGAGGGTCAAATGCCATAAAGGCTCTAGCAGATTTTTTAAACATTCCTTGTATAAGCTTTGTAGTACCTGGATTATTAGTCTCAAAACTACTATTGCTTTTACCATAAAAAACTTTATCCACTAAATACTTCAGAGCTTCTTCTCTATTGTTTGTATCACCTTTAATATATTTTTTCTTTCCAGTAAGCTTAAACTCATTTTTATCTATTGTCTCCATGTTTTTATTTGGATTATTAGCTAAAACACTTAATAGAGCATCTGCTACTGGTTCAGCTTCTAATTTTACTTGTTGCTCATTAAGTGATAACAAATATTCATACATGTTTCTTAATACATCTTTAGAAACTAAATTAGCATCTAAGTTATATGTACCTCTAACTGGTATTTTACTTACAGGACTTCCTTCAAGATCTGTAGTAACTAAAATCTGACCTGCATCAAAATTAAAGCCATAGTCAACATCATCCGGAGCCTTACCAAACCATGTATTCCATATATCTTTAAAGCTACCAATTTTACTAAGGAAGTTATCTTTACTTTCTCCAGACATTACATATTCCAAATTACTTCTTCTTCTAAATCTTGGAGAATCTAAATACAATCTGCTAGCAATAGGCTTACCATTCTGTAATTTAACAAACTCTTCAGAGATAGTTTTAAGTAACTTAAACTCTGCGGAGTTTGCTTTTTCCATTTCAACATACTTTTCATTAATGTAAGTATTGTCATAAGCAGAGTTTCTATCACCTGGTTTATAATCTCTAGGTAAGTAATTACCTTTATTATCTATAAAAGTACCAATGTAATTTTCCCAGTTAGCACCTCTTGGTACAGTTAAGAAGTCATTTTTAATAACACTTCTACTATATTTATCTGCAGGAACACCTTGTTTTATAATAGGTTCTTTAGTTACAGGATCAATAAGAGTAGTTGTCTGATAAGCATCATCATTAGATGGTTTAGTTATAGTCCATACATTTAGTCTAAGATTCTTAACATAGTTACCTTTAGTTGGTTCCCAGCTTTGTTTTTCATAATGATTTCTTGTAAACCATTGTGCAAACTCTTTACTACTTGCTAAGGCTTGAGTTAAATGATCTGAGTTTATCCAAGTATCTGCATTCTCTATAGTTATCTCAGGAAGCCCTGTGTTTCTTATAGCATAGTTAAATGCTTCTAAATAATAATCTGTAGGTTCTTTAACACTTATTTCTGATAGCTCTTTAAATTTACTCTTAAGAGCTTGTAATTCTAATGGAGTTAATCCCATTTCATTTTTTACTTTATATAAATCAAAGTAATCAGTTTTTTCTTCAGGAGTTAAAGGAATATTTTTAGCAGCTTTTACAATATAACTGTTAAGTCTAGCTTTTTCTTCTTTTGTTAAACCTGTCTTTTTATCAAAGCTATTCTCTAGATCAAGTATTTTGTTCTCAATATCTCTAAGTAAATCAATCTGCTCTGGTGTAAAATTGAGTCCATTTGGTTGTCCATTAGCATCAGAAGTTGAATTAGCAAGTCTGTATCTCTCTTTGTATAACTCAGAAAGCTCCAAAGCTACTTTAGATTTTACTCCAGCTTTTTCAGTAATTTTTCTGATGTCTTCAAAGATTTGTTGCCTTGACTTATAGTAATTAGAGTTATAAGCAGTCTTAAGATTTTTTCTAAAGAATCTGTCCATCTCTTTTTGATACTGATTCATTGTCTCACCTTCTGCAGGTGCAGCTTCTGGATCAAGATTTCTAGTTATTCTTAACTTTTGGTCAAAGTTGTCTAAGTCTTTTTGTATCCTATCAAGATCTACAGGATAATCATACATGTTTCTGCTAAGCTCTCTTTGTTTTTTTCTTAATAAAACTCTCTCAAGTTCTTCACCTTGTTTAGGTTTTCCATCTAAACCATATATATCAAAGAGTCTATTGTATTCTAGCTTAGCTTGTTGTTCTGAGTCTCCAAGTTCATATAAATCTTCTAGCTCTAAGAAATGTACATTTTTAAGAGTGTTTATCTTATCAAGACCAGCTTGTCTTTCTAAAAAAGAATCAAAGGCAGCTGCAGGCCCAACACTAATTTCTTCTCCAGTAAATGGATTAACTACTTTAGCACCTGTTTTCCATATCTTTTGGATATCATAATATTCTTTAGTGAACTTTCTATGCATGTATTTCTCATCAAAAAGCTCTAGTGCCTCATAAGCCTCTTTCATTTTTGCAGAATCTTTTTTAGACTTAGCTTGGTCAAAATTATTCTGTAATCTAGCTCTATCAGCTCTGTAGTTTTTAAATCTATTGATATAAGTTAATACATCTTTTTCTTCAAAAACACCTTCATTGTTTGTATAACCAACTTTATCAGTAAACATTAACATGTCTCCTAGTTGATCAACTTTTGCAGGATTATAACCAACAGCATTAAGTAATGGTAGTAGCTTTATTGTTATATCATTAGCTTCATTCTGACTCTTCATCATTGCATCATTCATTTTTTCTTTAATGAATGTTACAAATCCACCAGCAATTGGGTCATCCATATTTGCATATGGTGTAATCCAAGCAGTAAAATAACCCAAGTCTTCTCTCTCACCTCTCAAATACTCTTCAATTTGGTCTCTGCCTAGTCTTTTAAAGAAGTATTCTTTTGCTGCATCTACAACATACTTAGCTCTTCTAGAACTTAATGGAAGCTCTATGTCTTTAACAGTCATAGATTTGCCATCAGGATTATTGATAACTTTTTCCACAAACTTATCAATATCATTTTCTGATATGCCCTCAGCTTTCATTATCAAAGTAACTCTATCTCTAAAGCTTTTTTCAACCTCACCAGCCATTAAATCTGTTTGGTCTTTAAAGAAAGTACTTATGAAGTTAAATTCTATATCTTTAATTTGGTCATTAGCTTTAATGATTTTGTCATTGATGTTGTTTAGTTTTTTGAAAAACTCACCATCACTATCTAACCCAGGGATTTTCTTAAGGTCAGCAAGTAACTTAGACTGATTCTTTAAGAAGCCTTTGTAGTAAACTACTTTAGATATATTAGCATTAGTGTTTCTATCTTTTGAGTTTTGTATATCAGTAAGGATGGTACCAATACCATCAGCAAATACTTTTAACTCATTAAGTGAATTGATAAGTGCTAGAGATCTAAGTCTCATTTCTGACTCATGATCAGCTATAGCATTTAAAACATTCTGTGGATCTACATCTTGTGGTTTTACATTAACAGTTTGATATTTTTCAAGCTCTTCTTTTATGTAGTTAAGGATCTTAGTTCCATTTGCTTTTAACAACTCTTCTTTTACTTTGAAAGGTGCTTGTTTTAATGTGTTTAACTGTAATAGTGTATCAGCATATAACCTGTCAATAGTTTCCTGAAGCTTGTCTTTAGGTACATTTTTAAGTTCTTCAATTCTATCTGTGATTTCATTTCTAAACTCTGCAGTATCTGAAGCTATGATATCTAAATCTTCAATCATAAACTCTGGGCTAGCTAACATATCAGCAATCTCACTCAAAGTTGTTTTTTCACTTAGCTTGTTTAAGTTCACAGTAGTTGCTGTTTTACCAGTAAACATGCTTCTTAAAACTTTTTTAACAGCAAACATTAAGTTTTTGATAAACTTACCAAATGGTGATTCTGAGTTTACTTTACTAACAGCTTTTAATTCTAATGCCGTTACTAGAGCTTCTTCTTTAAATCTATCTGAATCTTTTTCAAGATTAGGATACTCTGCTTGTATCTGCGCTATAATATCTTGTCCCTCTGGTGTAGCTTCAAGTGCAGCATACAGCTTATTAAATAAAGCAGGGTTTTGTTTTAGTATACCTTTTACAATTGGATGAGCAAACTCATGTAGTACAGTATCTAAAGATAGTCTTCCATTAACTAAGTAAATAGTGTTTGCATGAAAGAATCCAGGTTGTCCACCATATGGTGTAGGTGTTCCAGCCAATAAAGCCTGAGCCTCTGCTTCTGAAACAAGTTTATAATCCATACCAGTAGCTCCAGCTAATTTTTTAGCAAACTCAATTGCAATATTTTTAGCTTTTTCTTGTGCCGGATCTGATGATGTTGGTCCAGTTTCATCAACCTCTTCTTGTAGATCTAGTTGTCTTTGAGCTTCTATCTTTGCATCTAGTGCCCTGTCAACAGCTTCTTGATCAAACTCAACCGGAATATTTTCAATACTCTCATCAAATGGACTTTCTAAAGTTTGGTTAAATATACCAGAAGCTTGTGCTGCTAGCTCTCTACTCCTTTCTGCTGAGATACCTACCTTACCAGTTTGTAAATCTACAGCTTGTAAAAAAGCATCAGTAAGAATATTAGTTAACTCTTGTTTATCTTTAGTAGACAAGTTATCAAATATACTCATAACCCAATCTGTAAACTTCTTCCACCAGCTATATGCTTCACCTTTTTGAGCAACAACTTGTTCCCCAATAGATTGAACTAATGCTTCTTCACTACCCCATTTATTAATAGCTTCTTGTACTAGTGCGGTGTCTCTGAACCATGAAATATAGTGATGAGCATATTCATGTGGTAAGGTATCTTCTTTTTTATTTACTGCATCTATAAGCACAGACATAGCTTGTATGTTTGCTTGACCTATAATTCTATCAGCCTCATTTTTTTGAAGCAATACATTTTGTAAATCTCTTGTTTGATCTATAGTAACTTCATTCCAAGTATTACCATACTCATCAGTAATTACTTTGGGCTCATATCCTTGTTTCTTAAGGACATTAGTCATTACATTTTCATAGAAGTTGTAGATAGGTTTTAAAGCAGCAAACCCTTGTGGGCCTTCAATATTTTCAAGTTCTTGTTTAAGTTGGTTTATTTCTCTCTTTGTAGCTTCTCTTTGAAGTTCTCCTTTTTTACCTTTATCATATATTTCTTTAGTTACTTCTATGACTGGTTCCTCTCCAAATTGACTAGCTTCTATATCCTCCCAATAATATTTTCCATTTTCTTCAAAGTAATTGTTAGGAGATAATTCATAGTTGTAGTCATCCATTCCTTTTTCAAGTTCATTGATCCTGTCTTCTTTTTCTTTCTTAAATTGTTCTAAAGTAGTATGTCCTTCAACTTTACTAGCTGTATCACCACTTGGAAATAATACTTTTTCATAGCCTTTCTTAGCACTATCTTGTATGATAGATTTAACAAAGAATGTTACCCAATTGTTGTCTTTATTTAAAAGTTGTAGAAATTGATTTTGTTGTGGGTTAGTAGTAATACTATCTTTAACTTTTTTATCTATCTTAGCATATTCTTCATCAAATTTTTTCTGTGTCCAATTTTCACGTTCTGCAATATCATATAAGTTTGCCTTTTCAGTATCTTCTTGGTATTCAGGTACAGTAGGTTTAGCAATTAAATCTTCTTTATCTCTACCTTTCTGAAATAAATCAGATTGTACTTCTAGTACTCTACGGGTTTTAGTAGGTGCTCCTTTATAAGTATCTTTTAGTACAGTTATGTCTTCAGTAAGTCTTTTGTAAGCTTCCTCATCAGAAATTGGTCTTATTTCATCTTCTGTAGTCCATGATGGATTATAATCTTCAGGTACTGTAAACCATTGCCCATCTATTCTTTCTACATTAAAAGCCCCAAAATATATATTAGTGTTACCAAAAGTAGTTTTAGGTAAATTATTAAATTGTTCTCTAGAAGTTATAGTTTGTGCTGTATCTTTTTTTATTTCATCATCACTTCTAAACCATCCTATACCTTTATCTGTAGCAAACTGAGCATGTCCTTTAATAGAAGGAGTAATGCCAGGAGTTGCTATTTCTTGTTCTGTGTAGTTAGTACCACCTGGAACTGTTAGGTTAGAGTAGTATTTAGCATTTTGTTCTAAAACCTTAGTATTATATTCTTCTTGAGATATAATGTTTCCATTTTTATAATGAATATACTCAAATTCAGGTGTAACACTTCTTTGATAAACATCATTACCTATTTTGTAACCATCTGTTTCTGAAGGTAGTTGTTGTAAATTAACTTTTGATTTAGCAGTATTAATCTCAACAGTATAGTTATATGTAGAAGCAATAGCATAAGCTATCTGAGCATTAAAAGGTATACTATCAAAGTATATCATATCTTTTAATACTTCATCTATAAGTTGCTTTTGTAACTTAGGTATCTGAAGTTCAGTAAGCATTTTATCTAAAGGCCATTTATTTTTAAGACCTTTTGCAAATACTTCATCAGCTTTTCTTGAGGTAAGTAAGTCTACAGATTTAATTCTGAATGCTACCTCATTGTTATAGTCTTGTTGGTTTAATATCTGAGCTCCTTTTTCCCATAAAGGTTCAGCAGATATATTAAGTCCAATAGCTGGATATAATCTCTGAAGTTTGTCTTTTAATTTATTAAATAAAACTGGTATAGCTGGAATTACAGGTGTTCTTTCTACTTCATCTTTTAAGTAATCATCAGTATAATCTAAGCCAGCTCTTTCTGCATCCTGTCTTTGTATCTCTCTAGCTTCATTCTCATAGTCAAGTTCTTCTTGATCAATCTCAATGTCTTCTTCCGGCAACATGTATTCATCATTCTCTATCATTTTTTCTAAATCACTGATAGTAGTTCTGTCCTCACTGTAATCACCTAGTTTACTCTTAGCTCTTTCTAGTTTAGCTTCAACATCTAATTCACCTGTTACTTTTCTTATACCCCATGTATAATTCTCAGACTGACCAATTCTTTTATAGTTAATAAGTCTATAATTTTCTGGAACACCAGCATTAAAGTTTTTATTATTAACTCTTGAGATAGCTTTTTTTAATCTGATAATTCTATCATTATCTATTTCTTTTGGAAAACTTGTTCCTAAAACATCTTTAGTTTTAGATACTGGGACTATACCAAGTTGTTCTTTAATATTTTTATTATTAATAA